TCCATTAATAGAACGAGCGGTCTGCAATGTAGTTGCGGTTCCAGCGTTACCTGTAATTGTAGAAATTGTCCAGCTTCTATTTGTACTTAAGTCTAATGCTGTTCCATTTATAGTCAGTGTGCGAGCTGTAGAAACAGGAGTGTAACCAAGTGCTCCAGTAATTGAAGCTGAGTTAATAGACGCAATGTAATCCGTTCCAGCTACTGCCGCTACAATGTTTCCCGACGCATCTGTTTTTAGAACAGAGGAAGATACCGCGAGGGTTATTGGCTTTAAAAACTTAATTGGCATATAGATTTATTTATACAAAAATAACAAAAATGGGGAGACTAATGCCTCCCCACCATTACTTGATTAAATCAACACTATTTATCACGGTAATGCGAAAATCAGAACACTAATATCATTTAAGGCTGGGGCCTGAGTGAAAGAAACGTTAATAAAGTTAGGATCAGTTCTAACTACGTCAGCGTATACCGTATCAAATGAACTGGAATCGTACAACTGCACAATAACATCCTGAGTATTCAAGTTGTGTGTTACTGTAATGTCAGTAGCTGTTCCGTCACCAATCTTTTGCTTGTAGGTTCTTGCTGTGAACGCATCATCAATAGCTGCTGGAACTCCAATCTCGGTAAGTGACCACGTTACGTTGGCGCTACCGTTAAAAGTTTTACCAGTGTTGCCAATGGTAAGTGTGCGAGCCGTTGCAAGAGTTACAGCTGTGTTTGCTGCAATCTCTGATGTAGCCCAGGTTACGTTTGCACTACCATCTACGTTCTTGGCAGTTCCGCCAATGCTAATGCTTCGGGTAGTACCCCAAGTTGCAGTAGTGATGTTTGCAGAACCATTAAAGCTTGTTCCGTTAATGGTGCGAGCCGTGGTTAACGTTGCAGCACTGCCTGAAATACTAATGGCCCAAGTTCCGTTCTCGTATACAACAGCATACCAGGGCATAGCCGTAGTATTTAGCGTGTCTGTACGCTTGAAGGTGTTTGTAAAGTGCTTTCCTCCGTTTGCAGTGCCTTCATCAGCACAAACAATAGCTGATGCAATCTCTTCCGAAATGTCAGCATCTGTTGCTCGCGTCCAAGCAGCAGAAGCTACAACATAGATTCCGTTCTGAGAAGCGGTAGTCTGATTCTTAACAAGAACACGATCACCAACAGCAACTGCAATTCCGTCAATCGTTTGAGCAGCAGAAAGAGTGATGTTTGCTGTAGTAGCTACACGAACAGACTTCTTAAATGAAGCGGTCGGGAAAAGAGTTAAGTCAAGTGCGCTAAGTGCTACAGTTGGAGACCATCCTTCACCAGCGGTTCCAGTAACTGTAATTCCTTGACCAGCAGTAACCCCAGCAACGTAGTTACCAGTGGTGTCAGTTCCAAGAGCTACGGAGTTTGCTGCAATTGTAGCTGTAAGAGTTACGTTGGCAGAACCATCAATGCTTACGTTACCAGTTAGGTCTCCGCCAAGAGTGATGGTACGTGCAGTAGTCCACTTTAGAGCAGTTCCAGCTTGACCAGCAATGTTTGTCTCCCAAGACAAAGCGCCAGCCGTAGCCCCAGCGGTAAGGACTTTTCCGCTGTTGGTTGTTCCTGTAGCTGGTACGTGAAGGTTTCCGTCACCAGTTGGATGAACGTAGTTGTTGTATTCCGTAGATAGCGGAATGTTGTAGTAAGTAGTTCCGTCGTTTGTAAATGTCCAACGGTCAGTGGTCTCATTCCAAAGAACTGAAACGTTTGCAGAGCTTCCTCGCTCAACCTCAATACCAGCGTTCTCTGTAGGTGTAGCAGCAGAGTTGTTGTTTAAGACAATAATGTTGTCGTTAACAGTTATTGTCTCAGTATTGACTGTAGTTGTAGTGCCTGAGATTGTTACGTTTCCAGCAATTGTTACCGTTGTCCCATCGTCGGTAATCAAAGAGTTGACTAACTGACCATTGGCAGAGTCCCACTTTACCAGTCTGTTTGCAGTTAATGCAGCTGTATTTTTAAGAGAAACTGTAACATCTCCACCAGTTCCTCCACCAGTTAAACCAGTCCCAGCGGTTACGCTTTCAATATCGCCGCTAATGCTTTTCCAAGTAGGAGAAGCACCACCAACGGTACAAACATAAATAGAACCACCATTGTAGTAAATTTGACCAACAAGTGGATTTATTGGAGCAGTTGCTAAAGGTTGAATGACCGCATTTTGCAGTTCATTCTTATTTAGGTTTAGGTGGTTTAAAAAATTGACAGCCATAATTAATTAAGATAAGCCTTTCCGGAGAAGGGTACTGTAAAATATACAATTAACTGGTTCAAAGATACGTAAGAAATCTCTCCAACGGCCTGTGTTCCAGCACTATCCGTGACCGAAACTGATGGCATTTTGCCTAAATTGTGTGTTATTGTCCAAGTGTCTGATGCCACCCCCTGATTATGGGTGTAATGTTTATCTGTGGACTGCGTAGCTTTTGGCTTCCAGACAATTGTGTTTGATGGGCCATCAAGCTCTGCGGTAAGAACATCACCGTTAACGGCCCCGGCAGTACTTACGTCGTGTAGTTCTCCAAGGTGAAAGCCTGGATTTACCCTTACGGCAAGGATTCCTGTGTTTGTTTGAGACCGTACAACGAAAGCGATTGGTATATCTAGCTGTGGTGCTACTGGCTGAATATCGGTCAAGCCACCCGGATTTATTGGGTCACAGTATAGCACCGTACCCTCAGCAAACATTGAGGTATCTATATCCCTTACCTTTCCAAAAGATGTGGCGTAACCAAAGAAACCATTCAGTATGTCCGATGTGACCACACCAAGTACATATCGCTCTTCTACGGTTCCGTCGGCAACCATAGGCGCAACAAGAATATGACCAGAAGCACCTTCTGTGCCTACAGCCATAACAACAGAGCCATTTAATATGGTATCTCCACTTGTATTTTTTACATACCAGTGTTGCTCTTGACCAACCTGAAGTGTTACACCATTATTTAAAGCAATATCCGCAGTACCATCTTGGTTGTTCCAAGATATCATACCAGTCTCCGGAGTTACTCCAGCTTCAATATCCAACAAGAAGTATGGAGAGGTAGTTCCACCAACGGTTATTGTGTTTGTGGTTGTGTTGCCAGCTGTCGTTACTGAATCTAAAGTTGGAGTAGGTACAGAAATAGTAACTGCAACCCAAAGTCCAGTCTCTAAATCGTAAGACAATACCTGACCATCAAGCGCGCCAGATACATCTACATCTATTAATCCATCAAGCGTTGTTGCTCCAACAGCAGAAGCGTCAACCCACTCTACTCCAGTACCTGTAGAAGATAGAAGTTGACCTGGAGTTCCAAGAAGCCCAAAACTGTCGCTAAGAGAACCAATAATACCAACCTGAGTGGTAAAGAATTTCTTACCCTCGATTCGCTGATTGGTTAGCGTCCTTACAAAAGTGGACAGGTTCTCCATTTTAGACCTTACTGATTATCACAATCGTCCTCAATCGGGTACACTGGGTAGTAGATTGATGATTGTAGAGAATCTTCCTCGTTAAACAAATCGTTAGTGCTAGACGCCGCAAGAGCGTACAAAGTAGCATCACTCTTAATATAATTTACAATTCGCTTATTAATGTAAGTAATTTTAGCGTCTAGACCATTTGAAATGCCGTCAAGGCTGTATTGATCTAAGTTTCGTTCTTCGTTTTTGGTAGTTCCGATAGCAGTGCGGATAGCTCCGATAGCGCTACGGACTGTGTACAGGCAAAGGCTATACTTAACGAGCTTGAACAGCTCGGCCTCTGCGGTAGTTAGTGTCTCAAGGTCAACCTTAGTTTCTAGGTCTTCGTAAAGAGTAGTACCAAGCAAATCCTGAATAGATGTTACCTGCTCAAGAGTAATGAGCGAAAGCAAAGTAGAACGATCCAGCTTCTTTGGAAGTGGGTAGTTCTGGTAGACATAATTGTCGTCAATAAAGATAACTTTTACAATGCTCATTGGTCTTGTGGTATGTCGGTTGTGTTTGCTCCTTTGATGGACTCAAGGTCGATAGACTCCTCGATGATGCTAATGTTGATCTTGTCGTATCCAACCGTAGACAATACTCGGTTGACAGACTCAACAATGTGGTAGCGGTTTGGCAAAGTCTCTGTAGCACGGAAGATTTGGTATGCAGTAACAAGCTCGTTACCAGTGCCTCCAAGCTTACCAGCAACCATAACACCAAAAAGAGTTGGTGAGGTTACGTTGTGTGCAGTAAGAATCTTAGCGTCATTTAAACGACTAAGAATGTCTATCGTTTTGTCAAGGTTAGAGACATCCAGCGGAGTGAAGATGGGAGCATCTTCTTTGCTCTTAACCCAGGAAGCAATGACAGTTTCAGACTCTGACCCAACGAAGGATGCCTTGAACTTATCGAACTCGTCTCGCTTTTGCTCATTAGACATATTACGTCCAACAAATGTTGCGAGCACTTTTGGAGTAAAACCATTGGCTGCTGAGTTTCGTATGTGCTTACCAAATTCGTAGTCCGCATTGATAAAATGGAACGCTGAAATGTAGTTCGGAACACCGTAATAGAAATTACCGCTGTAAGGGTTCTTGACATACAAAATCTGTTCTTGAGCTTTACTGAACTTATCAAAAATAGCAACCTTCTTAGGTTCGTTGTGCTGCATAGAGATGTCCCCCTTGCCAAACTTACGACGCATAATGAAGTGCGTTACCTTTCCGTCAGCACCCGGTTCTGCGATACGCAATCCTTTGATGTCCAGTGATTTAAACTCAACAATCTTGTTGTGCTCACGATTCCACTTGATGTAGAATGAAAATGCGCCATTCAACTCTTGCTGAAATGATGCGTGAACGATTTGCTCGTAAAGCCCTTGTGATTTGCCAGCGCAGTTAGCCAAGAACGCCTTAAGCTCTGCTCGCTTTACAGGAGCTTTAAATGCTGTCTCCAAGTCGTACTGCAATCCATTACCAGAAACCATTTTAGCCTTCTTAGTAATAATACCAGCGTGGACCGGAGATTGGTGATACATACGCTCAAGGATTACAGGAAAGTCGTCTCCGTATCCAAACTTGATGTAGTCACCAGCAATGGTGTTTCCTACAGCGTAACGAGAACCCAAGTTCTCGATTGACTTTTCGAGTGGGTTAATTGCAATGTTGGTCTCCTTTGCAACAACAAAAGTGTTAGATGCGAAGTAGTCTACAACCTTAGAAAATACACTCATTTTTTATAATAATTTACAAGTTACTTACTCGAACTGTAGATGAAAATAAATCATTTGTGCTTTCAGATTGCTCGAATGTGTAGTCAACTACACTGCAAATGTACCTTCCGTATACACGAAATTCATCGTAAAGCTCAAGTTTATACTCTCCGCCAACAATGTCTTGAGATGTTAGATCAAGGTCAAATACAACAAAGTCTTTTGCACTGTCGAACTCGAACTTGTCGTACAGGTTGTCGAAGACATACTCCTTACTGCCAACAATCTTTGTTAGCTTAATAGTAAAAGGTATGTTCTCCATCATCGGAGCCTTCACAAAGGATAGCTCATTGTTCTGTGCGTTAGATAGTAGTTTCATAATTTAAAGGTAATAAAAAAGGAGGGGCTAAAACCCCTCCTCCACCCATCAGGGTTATTTACTATTACAGAGTTACCTTACCGAAGGTGGTTCCGTCAAGGCTGTAGGCAAGAACATTCTCCTCGCCAACAAGAGTCAGCTGGTAGCGGTTCTTCTCAGTACGAGCAGCACCAGAAGCACCATCAACAGTTCCAGCGTAAAGACCGAACTCGTAACCAACCATATGGTAGGTTCCAGCGGCAGTCTCAACGAAAGCAACAATCTCAGCACCTGGAGTAGCGATAGACTCAAGAGCGTTACGCTTGGTAGCGTCCATACGCAAGAACTCAAGAGCGATCGTAGGAACAACAGCAGAAGTTCCGTCAGCATTTACCGTTTTAACGTCGGTAAAGTTAGAGAAAGCATCTTTGTTGTTAAAGCCCAAAGTAAGAACTTGGCAACCATTGGTTACAAGACCAGTACCAGTGATAGCAACAGTGTTGCCAGTAACCGTAAGGTCTCCGTTAGCAATAAGATCAGCCTTATCTACAAGGTGAACAGCTTTCAAGCCACCTGAAGCAATTTCGCCACAAGCGTAAGAAACTGAAAGGCCAGTGAAATCAACAGGACATCCCATTTTATTTATATTTATTTAGTTAGAGAGGGGGCTTTCGCCCCCCTCCTGGTTATTTATTAGGCGAAGTTCTTGGCGTAAACGATCTCCTCACCTTTCAGGTAAGAGAAGCCCAGCTTGAACTGACCCCAGATTTTGTCGCTAGAAAGCTCAGATTCGTACTTCATATCGATTGCACGAACGTCGTTGTAGTCGTCAGTCAACATAACGATGTTCTCAGGAGCAGAGATGAAGAATTGACCAGCAGCGAGTGAAGGGAAGTGAACGATCTCCATACCGTAGTAGGCTGGGATGTTACCTTCAACAACACCTTGAGCAGTCGTGGTGTAAAGACCAGCGATAGCGATTTGGTAAGCTTGTACAGCAGCAGTTCCCATAAAGAAGGCAGGCTTCAATTGGCGATCAGCGTCACCGTAAACAGCAGCAAGCATTTCAGCGCTCATAGTCTGGTAAGCACCCTCCATCAAAGCAAGGATGTTAGCAGAAGTGATAGCAGCATTGGTGTCGTAGTCGAGGACAGTAGCGTCAGCAGCCATCTCGGTCGTAAGAGACGTAGCAGCCAATTCCAAAGCCTTCTGAGCAGACAGCTTAGCGAAGTAATCGAAAACCCAATCCTTAAACTGAGAATCCATAGTCTCTTCGTTGTGCTGACCTTGCTTGAGCAATACAGAACGGTAGGTGGTCTCAAGGACATCCTTACAGTTCAAGAAAGCCCACTTGTAGGTCTCAACCGTCATTTCTTTCTCGTCGATAGAGGCAGAAGACTGAGGGTCAAATACACATAGGTCGTTACCGAAGGTCAGGCTCGCATCAAAGATAGGAACTTGTACTTTCGACTTAACACCGTCGATAAGACGGAAACGGTCCAACACTTTGGCACTCTTCACCATTGAATCGATGAAGAGGTCGGGGGTGCGGTTGCCCCAATCTAAAGTTGCAACTGAAATTGCCATTGTATTAAAAAATTTAAATAATATACAAATTAGTAAAGACGCTTGCCAAAGAACTTGTCAATCATCTTGATTTTATCAGAGGTGATTCGTTCGAATTTGACAGTCTTATCAACTGGCTCAGCATCCTCGTCTTCGCCTTCCTGTTCGGCAGACAAAGCCAATTCAGCTTCCTCGACAGAGGCATCCTCTACCTCTTCAAGCTGCTCTTCAGCAACTTCTTCCTTAGTCTCTTCGAGATTAACCTCTTCTGCTGCTTCTTCAGCTGCTTCTTCGACTACCTCTTCAGCTTGCTCCTCAAGGACCACTTCCTCTTGAGCTTGCTCTTCGACAACTTCTTCTTGAGCTTCTTCAGCGCCTTCGGCTACTTCAGAAAAGTCTTCTTGAGACTCAGCCCACAACTCCATAAGAGTAGCGATCTGCTCGTTTTGTTTTGCAATGTGTGCTTCCAACTTAGCAATGCGCTCGCCAAGTTCTACAGCAAATTTGAAATCCATATTACTTTCGAATTTTTGTTCTACCATATCAAAGTTTTTGACCTCAATAGAAAAACCATTGAGTCCGCTAGACTTAATCTCGTCACGGATTACATCCGATTTAACGTAAGCCTTTGCGAATACAGTTCCGACTGGTAAATCGAAACCGTACATTTTGCTTTTGTCTTCTTCGCCTTCTTTCATCCACATCTCAAGCATATAGACCTCATCGGTCTCAAACTGGTGCTGGATATTAAAAGAATTGTGAAGACCTTTTACTGCGTATTGACGCATCATCTTTTCGATCGTATCAACAGAAAACTGAACGTAGTACTCACCAGATTCGTTTCTGCGATAGATTGGTTTGTTTGGTACGATTACCGGACCAACAATAATTCCCTTTTCGTCATCCACAAAGAACATATCCTTATCTTCCGCAAAGTAGATAAAGTTCTCTTGGATTGCTGGATTTGTAACCAACGAGATGCGGTACATACCGCTATCCTCACCGTCCTTCATAACGATGTCGTAAACAGGAATGTCTTTCATTGGTTTCATACTTCGATAATGTACAATTAATTACGCTAGGCCAACTAAACGCATAAACTCTTCTTCGGTAATTTCTATTCCTTCTGATAGTAAATTTTGATACTGAGCTTTAGCAACCTCCATACGGTTTTCTAAGTCTTTGATTGAACGAACGATTTCTGCAATTCCTTCAACCATACCCT